TTAAGTATTATCCAGATTCTTTGGTCACACTTCGCCCGCACAGGGCGAAAAAATGACATTATCCGAGTTCGAACAGTCACTTAGTGTTAGAGCGTTACAGTGGCGGTTGACCGGTACCACGAGCTCCGTCTTCATTCAACGGCAATATACAGATGCACACTAACGCATTTGTATATCCAGGGTTTTTCTCCCTTCTTTTTGCCTTTATATCTATATTCAAACAATCAAATCGCAGGGCTTGATAGCGATCTTCATCCTTTCGGGTAGTGATTGAGTACTCTTAACGGCGAGAGATTTCCATCCCTGCGACCCGAGGTCCAGGTTTAGAGCGCACGAAATTAGCCTGCGCCAGCTTTGTTACCGTTTAACGAGCCTAAATTTTAGATTTTATGTGGGAGCCATGTACACGGACCTGTATGTGTCCGTTATAGTAGTCGTCTGATTCTAATACTTTGCGGTCGAATTGTTCGCGGGCCTCAACGTAGGATGTTTCTGATTTGCTTTTACAATAATACAGTATTTCTCTTGAGAAATTTTCTTTGCCTAGTTTATTAATATCTTCAGTAAGGTTAGGACTTGAGCCATAATATTCTCTCCAGTCACTATCTATCTTGCCTCTAATTTTCTTTTTCTTTTTGGTGCCGTTCTTTAACTTTACAGTCTTGTAGGTCGTTTTACTAAATTTTGCTAATTTTTTGCCTATATACTTACGCCCCGAGAGCGTATTGGTGATGCAATAAACATAACCAACACAGTCATCGGGTAATTCTTCTACAACTTGTCCTTGATAAGTCCAAGTCATTGATCACTTAGCTGCCTTAGCTTCCTTGCGAGCATTTTTCTCAGCAGTGATTTCGTTGCGGCGAGCTTTGACTAATTTGCCTAACTCTGCTAGAGCCTTGCGTGAGCGTGTACCAGCGGCGCTGTTACCTGATGTAAATTTTGCATCTTCTGCTAAAAAATCTGCGAATGTTGCTTGTAGTTGTTCATTTGTTGTTGACATTTTTTGTTCCTTTTGGTCTTCCTACTGGTCTTTTGTTGGCTTTTTTCTCGGCCAACAGTCTTGCTTTCTCTGATCTTATCCTGCCTTCTTCAGTCTCTTTGGATTCTAACCAAGCGGCACGGCAGGCCAAAATCATCTCTTTCTCTAACGCTCGCATCGCTCTAAGGTTCTTTCGTACCCCTAGCCCTGCATCGTATGCACCTTTTACTATAAACTGACGATGATAGTTATGCAGATTTACTGCACGTTCTATATATTTCGAGTATAGATCAAGGTATATCTGTTTTTTCTCATTCGACATAGTCTACGTCATTACTATAACTAGTGAAACCGTTTTCTTTAACTACTCTAAGTACGTTGTTCACACGTCCAACTAATTCGTCCTTGTGGCTAATCAAGTATATATTCTTATTTCTCTCCCTGGCCATTTTTTTCAATACGGCCAAAGCTGATTCTACACCTGCACTATCCATACCTGCATCAACTAATTCGTCGATAAACAATAAATTGGTATGCTGATATAATCCTTCCCACACATCACGGAATGCGAAACTCATACTCAAAATCAATCTATTGCGTTCACCGCGTGACAAATTATCAAAATCAAGATCCTGACCTAGCTGTGTAATTTCTACACTTAGGTCATTTTGGAATACCACTAAGTGTGGCAGTCCAAGTTTATCGATATAATAACTTAATCGCTTGTTGAGATAGGCCAAATTCTGATCTATAATCTTTTTACGAATAAAACTATCTTTATTAGTTAAAAGTTTATATAAGAATTCCTGATGATCCTTGAGCTTAACTAATTCGTTTACAGCATCCCAACTGATTTCTTGGATAGCAGTATTCTTTAATTCTTCAATCTGCTCGGCATAAGGATTAACATCATCAATCCTTGCTGTTAAACTTTTCTCTAAACTTTCTAAATTGTTTTTGTGTCCGAGTGCTTCGGCTTCTGTATCGTAAAAAGTCACAGGGCGATGCGGTAATGCACCAATGCTGTCAATCTCTTTGACAATCTTTTCGTAGTCCTGCGTAACTTTGGTAAAATATTTATGAGCTTCTTCCAAATGAGTCGCGGCAACAGCAGTCATTTCTTCGTGTTTGTGATCGTGAAGCTCTTGCTCGCAAGCCGGGCAAGATTTGTCTGCTAGCTTTTCAAGTTCTTTGGTATATTTTGTCTGCGTCTTGTCCGCTTGGATAACTGCCGACTCAAGGGTGGAACGTTGTTTCGTAAGATTTGTCAGACGAGTATTGTTATCGGCCCAAACTTTTAATTCTTGATGCAATGCTAATTCTTGATCGATATCGACATTTTCAAGTTTGATAATACTTTTGCCTAGATTTTCTAGATCGTCTTCTCTCTTAGTGTCCCACGCTTTGCTACGAGTGATTAAACTATCAATGCTCTTTTGTACGTTCTCATTGGCAGTTTTAATTGCATCGATCCTTAATGTTTCTTTCTGGATGTTATCTTTAACATCTTTAATATCGGCCTTAAGTAGCTCTGCTTTCTCACTGAGCAATGTAATACCTAATAGCTGTTCAATAACTTCACGTTGATCCGCCGCCTTCATACTTAGGAACGGCTCAGTATAAGTGTTTAATGCCACTAGATGCTTGAACATCGTGTGAGACATTTCTAACATCTGCTCGATGGCTTTTTGTGTTTCTCGACTGTCGCCTTGGCTATCGTCTTCTGCTTCTTCTGTTTTAATTTGATTGTCGTTGACAAACAATCTAAGTACATTAGGTTTGCGGCCTCGCTCGATGCGATATTTGTTGCCGCCTTTTTCAAACTCCACAGTAACCAACATAGCTTTTCCATTGATCTTATTGATCAAGTTTTCCTTGCGGATGTTGGTAAGAGCATTGCCGTATAGGGCATAGCTCAATGCATTAATGATAGTAGTCTTACCCGTACCATTACGAGAACCAGTATCATCACCGCCGAGATCTAAATTGCTTCCTAGTACTAGCGTTAACTGTTCTTTATCAAAATCTACGGCCTGTGTTTGATTACCTACACTCATAAAATTCTTTACGGTGAGGTTTTTTATTTTAAATGTCATAAGTTATTATAAATTTCAAGAAGTACCTTAGCAGTAAATTGTTCTGACTCAATATTAACCAATTGTTCTGTGACAATTTGATCTACTGATTCAAACTTTGCATCCGGATTATCGTCAATCGTTCCGTCTATATTGGTTTTATCCTGTATTAGACTGATCTCTCTGATGTCATAATCGCGTGTGAATTCTTCTTTAATTAAATTCGCTTCTTCAAAAGTAATAGGCAAGTCTAAATTTACCTTTAGATGCATTTTACTTTTCATAATCTTTTCGGTATCGTTTAGCAAGGTACTTAATTTAACAGTACGATACTTGGGACAGTTATCCCAATTGATAAACTCAGGCTCACCTCCCCACTCTAAGATCATCATACCTCGTTCGTCGTCCCAGGTATCTGCAAAGTTATGCGGAAAGGCATTGCCTATGTACCAGATGTTGCCTTTGTTTTGGCGTTTGTGGAAGTGTCCACTAAACACATACTCCGGTCCCTTGAATGCTTCTGCTTTGAGCTCTCCGTGATCGGGCATCTGTACCATAGCATTCATAAAAAACAATGGAAGTTCTAAATGACCAAATACATAACGGCTCTTGATCTTTTCCATAGTGCGCCATTCGTCCCCAACTAACCACGGAACAAGGGTAACATCATCAAGTGTTGTTATACTATCTACGACAGTAACACCTGGAATGTGGCGACCAAACGCCGATGAATGAATGTCGCGCTTGTCTTTGTAAAACAAATCGTGGTTGCCAGGAAACCAAAAGAACTGCTCAAAGGCAGCACCTAATTTTTCTAAACAGCGTAGGCTACTATCTAAAGTGAATAGATTTAAGCTGTTTCGATTATGCGACCAGTCGCCAAGGAAGATACAAGTTTCGCATCCCTGCTCCTTGGCATTGGCAATAAACCAGTCTACAAATTCTTCACAATCTCGTAAATGAGTTGATGAGTTTGATTTTAATCCGAAATGAATGTCTGTGAAACACGCTACCTTTTTAAACAAGGGCATAAATTATTCTCCTACTGACAGTTTAGCAGTGCGTTTGGCTATTGTCAAGGAATAATCTGCTCAATATCATCCTCGTCTTCTGGAAGGTCTTCGCTCTTGGGCATTTTCATATTTTTATATAGTTCAGCCTGGCGAGCAATTTCTCCTGCATACTCTTGACTATTCTGTCTGGTTGAGCTAGGAGTTAGGCCTGCTTCTTCTAATAGGTCATCACGGATGTTTTGATTTTTCTTTTCGATATTCAATACACGGGTGAAGCTATTTGTTACTGCGGCGGTATAGTAGGCAAATGGGTTTTCTGATTTTGATTCGTCAAACTGTAGGCCAATCTGACTTAACTGTAGAATAGCCTGTCCACGCATTTCTTCAATGTAGGTATAACCACGCCAGTTGCTACGTTGGGCATAACGTTCACTCAACTTGATAAACATCTTACCTAAGTTTTCTGTGATGCGTCCGTGATCCTTGCTGAATGATCCAGTATCTACAGGTCCTTTCCAATGGCTCTTGCCTACACATTCTAGTTCATCTTTATCGTTGAACTTCCAATGTTGGAAAGGTGGAAAATTTACTTTTTCGTGACTATCAGCAGTAGTCTTGGTTGTCTTCTTGCGCCCGGGTGCTAAGGGAATATGATCAAACGTCATTATGCGAATGATAATATCGGTTTTAGCAACGGTTTTATAATCTGGAGTAAGCTCTAACAGCTTTACTTTCTTATCTCCGGAGAGTCTCGCCGCATTAAACGCTTGGATACCTAGTTTCTTGGCCTTGTTGCGTTTTGCTTCGGCAATAGTTCGAATGTTTATTTTATCAAGATTTGGTAAAATGATATCGTGTTGATGGTACTCGGGTTTTGTGAAACTAGAGTAAGAGCATTTGCTTTTATGTATTTCTGCTAGCAGGTCTCTGTTGTTAAGATATTTTACCTTTCTTGTGGTGAATATAGCGGTCATTTATTATTATTTTTCCTTATATATTGATTATAACATACGAATGTTGTATGTCAACCACAGATTATTATGTTAGCAGTTTATTTATCGGTTAAATAGCTAATAAAGGACAGAACATGGCAGACACCCCAATCAATACAGATCAAACAGCGGCGGCCAGTGCTGAAAAAGTAGCCAGTGCATCTATTGTTGGCGATACTTCTAGTGTAGCTTCCGGAACTCCTACGGCTAGTTCAGCAACAGATTCAGCCGCAGCCAGAAGCGGGTCTGTGCCTGCCGGTGCAGAGAAAGCTCCGGAAAAACCTGCCCAATTCAATATAAGATCTGCTCAAGGTGCTATAAAGAAAAAAGATCTTCGAGTGATAATTAAAGTTCCTCCTAGCTATATTAGGCCTGCAACATCGGGTAGAAATAATGAGTTAGCAAATTTCCAAGGAATAATTTTTCCTTATACACCTACTATAGCCTATGAGACCAGAGCAGACTATGCAACGATAAATCCTACACACGGAAATTATACTCAATATTTTTACCAACATAGCCAGGTCAGTGCAATCAACATCAGTGGCAAATTTACAGTTCAAAACGAAAAAGATGCCGGTGTTTATCTAGCCACAGTGCATCTGCTTAAGGCTCTTACTAAAATGAGATTTGGAGATGATACCAATGCAGGAAGTCCTCCTCCGGTCTGCAGATTAAGTGCTTACGGAAAATTTATGCTTGACAATGTGCCTGTTGCGATTAGCAGTTATAGGATAGATTTGCCTTCAGAAGTCGACTACTTTACTCTGGGCAAGTATACTGAAGATACAGAATACGGACAGGCATCAGTACCTGTGTCATCTACGATAGCAATTACCTGCTTGCCAATGTACAGCAGACAAGAAATGCAAGAGTTCAATGTAACCGACTGGTTATCAAAACACGCTTCTAATTCACTATATATCTAATTATGGCCACTTATAATCGAACCAGTCCTTATTTTGCTACACAGGTAGTCAACGGTTATCTTGACACGATGACCTGGAGAGATATTCCTGCTCAACGAGATGATTTAGAATTTACCATAAAGAAAGATTATGAATATCGCCCCGACCTATTGGCCTACGATTTATATCAGGATGCAGGGCTATGGTGGGTTTTTTCTGTGAGAAATAACAACACTCTTAAAGATCCTATCTACGATTTTAAAGCAGGATTAGTAATTTATCTTCCTAAATTAAGTGTGATCAAAACAGCACTGGGAATGTAATATGGCAGACATAGAAAGAAAATCTACGGTCAGCGCCACTAATGTTGAGAAAGTATCTTCTCTTGATTCTGTTACAGTGTCTGGTAATAGAGGAAATGTTCTTAACTATTATAGATCATATACCTATAATTTTACTCTGGCCGCATTAGATAAAGATACTGCTAACAATCCCGAATCTTATAGAGACAGTGTATTAAATTACATTGTATTAAAATCTGGAGGTAAAGGTAGTAAAGGTTTTTCTCCTCCCAAATCTGATATTACATCCGAACAACAAGTCCACGATCCGTTGGATATGGGAGATGCTAAAGTATCTCAAAATGTCACTGTAATTTCCAAAGCCGAGGCAGCAGACTTAGTATCAAATTTTAATCAAAAAAGTGCAGGACGTTTTGATATGTATATCGAAAACGTTGAGATAGGAACCACGATGGCTTTCTCAGAAGCCAGTAGTAACACACTGGTCACCGGATTAAGTTTTGAAGTTTTTGAACCTCTCAGTATCAGTGGCTTCATAGAAGCACTGCATTTTAGTGGAGTAGCCGCAGGCTACTTAGGATACATAGGAGCCCCCTTCTTATTAAAAGTAGAGTTTGTTGGGTATCCAGATACCGACGACATTACAGATCCTAAACCTGTCGGCAGACTTGGCACACGATATATTCCCTTTATCTTCAAATCGGTTAGTGTTGAAGCAGGCGCTAATGGAACTAGATATAGATGTGTAGGCACACCTATCGGGGATCTAGCCTTAGGCGAAACCAATAGATTAAAAAGTTCTGTACAGATGACAGGGGCTACAGTTAAAGAAGTATTAGAAGATTTGATGAGCAAGTTGTCGAATCAAGTTTCTCGTGACGATAAGTCAAGTAAATCTGCTAAAGATTCTGCTAAGAGCGATCAATATGCAATTGAGTTCCGAGAGTCTACGATTGATAAAAACGGAAAAACAGTCATTGCTAATATAGCTAATGCTAAAATTACAGAACTTCTTAGAGCCAGTGCAGTCTACACATTTCCTGATCCGGGCGACGATACAGTACCAACTGCCCAAGATCCAAAAAAACAAGCAGGAGGTGGAAGGGGATTCGTTAACCCAGCGCAGGCGAATACTGATACAGAGACCTATAGATATGAACCTAAAAAATCTTCAATTATGTTTGCCAACGGAGCAAACATAAATGAAATCATCAGTTCTGTGATACGTGACAGCGACTATCTTAAAAATTTATTAAAAACACTAGGAGAAACGACCACCATCGATGATCACGATATGGTAAATTTTTGGAAAGTTAGTGTAGATGTAGAATTAGGTGATATCGATCCTGTTACAAGAAAGAATTTTAAAAAATATATCTATGTCGTATCGCCCTACAAGGTACACTATACTCAGATTCCTGGCTATGGTGCAGAAATAACAGATGAAGCTAAAGTACTTCCACTAACTAAACGTACTTACCACTATATCTATACAGGTAAAAACACAGATGTTTTAAATTTTAAATTAGATTTTAATAATTTATTTTTTGAAGCACTGCCTAAAGCATTGGGTAATAATGATGCTGAAGCATCAAGAGATGGTGCAGCCAAAGACAACGGAGTATTATTGACACAAAAATCTGCAGATACAACGTCTGCTAAAAATTTAGTGTTGGGATTACCCTTGTCGAGAGCTAGCGATAACGCTAATAAAACAGTATCCGAAGGCGGCAACTCTGGACCTAATCAGGCAGATCCCTATTCTGTAGCCGCAAAGAATATGTTCCGGTCTTTAATTAATAATTCTCAGTTCAGTATGCTAAAGGGAGATTTAGAAATTATCGGAGATCCATTCTTTTTAGTTACAGGTGGGCTAGGAAATTATCAACCTGAAACAGATACTCCTGGTGCAACCAAAGACGGAGAAGCCGATGTTAACTACGGGCAAGTTTTAATAAATTTAAATTTTAAAAATCCTATAGATATAAATCCTTTAACTGCTACATCTAATGCAGGGCAAGCGATGTTTGATCCTGAGCGTGTTTCATTTTCGGGAATCTATCGAGTTAATAGAGTTAGGTCAGTTTTCAAAGAAGGCGTGTTTAGGCAATACTTAGATGTTATGAGATTAGTGGGCGTAACACCTAAACAGGCTAACATAAAAATTAGCGATCCTACAGAAGTTATAGAAACAAGACCTAATCCTTTAGATGCGGTTATTCCAGATGCGGCTCCTAAAGAAGCAAGAGCACCGAGGACAAATTCTATACTAGGACTAATTCAGAATGTAAACAGTATAGTAGGTACAATAGCTTCAGTCGAAGCCAACATAGTCAGTGCCGCCCAAGGAGCAGTTACAGGTGTAGCAACAGCAATCGGATCAGTAGTTGCTATTCCAGGGCAAGCTCTACAAGGATTATCTAATCAGGTATCAAATAGCCTGTCTGGCATAAAAGATGCAACAACATCGGCAGCTGATAAACTAGGGCTTACACCATCTCAGTTATTGAGCTTATCTGCTAAAGATATCGCATCTCTAGCTGTTCTGTCTAAACTCATACCAAGTAATGTTGATTTAAAAGCAGTTGAAGAACAGGGCGTAGTTTTATCTACGGCCAAAGCATTGCAAAATGTGCCTATACCTGCTCCTAAAGCAACCGCACCGGCACCTGTTCTGCCTGATCCAAATATAAAGTGAGGTAAAAATTGGGTAACGAATATAGAGGCAAAGTAAAACCCCCGGGCCCCGGGCCGTTCCTTGCAGAAATTACAAATCATTTAGACCCTACCTATATGGGCGGAGTTGAAGTTGCATTGACCAAAGGTCTTCCTGGTAGTGTGGTATCTCAAGATTCTGTATATATTGCAAGATACCTAACACCGTTTTATGGAGTGACTAGCCCTAGGTTTGAAGGAAACGACAGTAGCAGTTTCCAAGACGTGCAAAAAAGTTACGGTATGTGGATGATACCACCAGATGTAGGTACTCGAGTACTAGTAATTTTTATCGAAGGGGATCCTAATCAATGTTATTGGATTGGGTGTGTGCCCGACACATTCCAAAATCATATGGTTCCTGGTATTGCGGCTTCAAAAAATTCAGCAATGACTTCTGAGCAATTGAGAAAATACGGAACTACTCTAGTACCTGTAGCAGAAGTACACAAAGGAAGTCAAACACTTAACAGCGGTCCGAACATTGATAAACAAGTAAAACCGGTACACCCCTTTGCTGATAGATTATTAGCACAAGGACTATTGCTAGATACAGTTAGAGGTGTTACATCTAGTAGCGGCAGGAGAGAAACTCCTAGTGGAGTATTTGGAATTAGCACACCTGGTCCTCTAGATACCAGTACCGGGTCTCGCCAAGGTAAAATTGGTTATACAGGTAATCGTCAGGTCCCTGTTACAAGACTAGGCGGTTCAACATTTGTTATGGATGACGGAGATGTTAATGGCCAAAACGAGTTAGTTCGTATTAGAACAAGAACCGGACATCAAATCCTGATGCATAACAGCCAGGATTTAATTTACATAGGTAACGGTGCAGGAACTTCTTGGATCGAAATGACCGCTCAAGGAAAGATAGATATCTATGCGGCCGATAGTGTCAGTATACACACTGAAGCAGATTTTAACTTTCTTGCCGATCGAGACATTAATATAGAAGCCGGTCGCAATGTAAACATCAAATCTAATAATGATTTTAATATTAATTCTACTAATGATTATAATCTAGTAGTAGATAACAACGGAAATTTATTGTTTACAGGTAATCTTGATACGACAGTGTCTGGAACAGTATCAACAGATGTTACTGGATCTTACAATCTCACAACCAAAAGTTCTATAACACAAAAAGCTGGAGGAGCTTTTGAAGTTACCGGTACTGAAAATAATATTACATCAACTGGCAATACTAATATTTTCTCGGGTGGAAAACATTATGAAACTGCCGCAGAAATCCATATGAACGGTCCAGCCGCTGCCAAAGCCGGTACACCATTTAATGTTGATCTTGTTCCTGAAAGATTATCTACATTCCAGTTACCTAATAGGAGTGTGTCGGCAGGATGGAGTGATGGTAATTTTTATCAAAGTGACCCAATCGTGTCGATTATGCAACGTGCTCCGACTCATGAACCTTGGGACCATCACGAAAACACTAACCCTGCACTTTATTCTAGTGTAGGCACGGACGTAGTAGCTGGTGCTACAGGTACAGTACCATCTGCTGGTAAAAAGTATCCATTGATTAACCCTGATCAACCTACTGATTGGACCGACGATGGTAAATTTATGAACAAGGTTATTTCGGTTGCAGAATCGTTAGGATGCAATTATTTGGATTTATTTGCCTGTATGGCGTTTGAAACAGGCAGAACATTTAATCCGTCTTTAGTTAATCGTATAGGAGCAACTGGACTAATCCAGTTTATTCCTAGTACTGCTAAATCTCTAGGTACAACTACAGTTCACCTTGCTGGCCTAACTAGAACAGATCAAATGGATTGGGTTTTAAAATATTTTAAATCAGGACCTATTGCCAAAGTTTCAAGTCCAAGTCTAGCAGATCTCTATATGGCCATATTGTGGCCGGCAGCAGTTGGTAAATCAATGGACTATCACCTGTTTGAAGCTGGTACAAAAGCGTATCAACAAAATCCGTTAGACACCGCTAATAAAGGTTATGTCTCTAAAGCAGATGCCGCCTCGAAAGTTACAGCACAGCTACCCTACATTAAAGAAACTCTTGGTAGATTTGCAAGGTCAGGTACTGGATTGATAGTAACAGATGGATCAGGAGTTCCGGTCAGATCGGGACAATAAATATAATTATGGCATACAAAAATTTAGAAATTACTGGCGTTAAAACAGCGTATCAGCAGTCTACAAAACAACAACACTTTTATAAAGGGTTCAGTTCTCTAGACGATACCAACACGGGTTCTAGATTGTATGATCTTGATCTAATTAAACAAGATATCATAAACAATTTCAACACAAGAAAAGGCAGCAGAGTAATGAAACCTAATTATGGTAGCATAATTTGGGACCTGCTAATGGAGCCGTTAACTGATCAAACAAGAGAATCTCTCAAAGATGACGTTACTCGTATCTGCACATCTGACCCAAGAGTAGTTCCTACGCAAATGGATTTGACAGAATATGAAAGCGGATACTTGTTAGAAATCACCCTGACTCTTAAAGCAACCAACGAATCTGCTAGCATGAGATTGACATTTGATCAAAGCATCGGGTTGGTGGCACAATAATATGCCCAGTTTATACTGTCAATAAATACGGTATCAAGAAAATAAAAATATGATTCCATCAACTAATAATAAACTACTAGTATCCGAAGATTGGAAAAAGGTATATCAATCTTTCCGTAATGCGGAGTTTCAGAGCTATGACTTTGAAACATTAAGACGTGTTATGATCCAATATCTTCAGCAAAATTTCCCTGAAGATTTCAACGACTATGTAGATTCTAGCGAATATATTGCATTGGTTGACCTTATCGCATTTTTAGGACAGAACCTAAGTTTCCGCATTGATCTAAATGCTCGTGAAAACTTTTTAGAAACTGCCCAACGCCGTGACAGTATTTTACGTCTAGCACAATTGATCAGCTATATTCCTAATCGTAATGTTCCTGCAACTGGATTTTTAAAACTTACAGCAGTTTCTACTACCGACAGCGTCATAGATTCAAACAGTATTAATTTAGCCAATACTACTGTAGCTTGGAATGATCCTACTAATACTAATTGGTATGGGCAATTCATTGCTATTATGAATTCTACTATGGAAGGTAGTTTTACATTTGGTAATCCTTATGATCGTAAAACTATCGACGGAGTATTAACAGAACAATATCGCATCAACAGCACCAACACAGATGTGCCTATTTTTAGTTTTTTAAAAAATATAAATGGCACCGCAATGAATTTTGAAATTGTTCCTGCAACAATATCAGGCAAAACTTCTATATATGAAGAATCTCCAAAACCTGCCAATGCATTTAGTTTCATTTATAAAAATGACAATCAAGGGGCTGGAAGTAACAACACAGGATTTTTTACTCACTTCCGTCAAGGACAATTAGGAGTTTCTAATTTCTCTATCACTAATCCTGTAGCTAACGAAATCATCGGAGTTAACGTTACTAACATCAATGACTCAGATGTATGGTTATGGCAGTTAGACAACAACGGAAATTATTTAAATTTATGGACCAAGGTACCTGCAGTCACTGGCAACAACATTATCTATAATAGTTTAAACAGCAGTGAAAGAAATATCTATAGTGTAACTTCTAGAGATCAAGATCAGATCGATCTCAATTTTGCTGACGGAAGTTTTGGTAATTTGCCACAAGGACAATTTGCTTTATTTTACAGACAAAGTAATGGCTTGACTTATACAATCAAACCAGAGCAGATGGGCGGAATCGTTGTACAGATTCCTTACAAAAATAAAAGCGGACAAGGGCATACGCTAACATTAACTCTAAGTTTACAATATACTGTTAGCAATAGTTCTGGACCTGAATCTAATGCTAGCATACAGAATAAAGCACCGCAGGTTTATTATACACAGAACAGAATGGTTACTGCTGAGGATTATAACATTGCTCCGTTAACATTGGGTAGTAACATTCTTAAGGTTAAGAGTATCGCAAGAGTTAATAGTGGCCTAAGTCGTTATTTTGAACTGAGTGATGTTAGCGGAAAATATAGTAAGACAAATATATTTGCCACTGACGGTATTGTTTATAAAGATCAAAAGGAAGAAAATTTTGAATTTAGTTTTTCTTCAGGAAATAGAAACGAAGTATTCGCGGCAATTAAATCTAAATTAGAACCGGTAATTGCTTTGCCATCGATTAAATCATTCTACCTTGATCAGTATTCAAGACCTAGTCTTAGTGACCTAGGCTTGACCTGGACACAGGACGCCAAGAGTGCTAGCCAGTGTAGTGGACATTTTTCTGATATCAACGGTCCTATGAGCGTGGGAGAGTATATTTCTAACAATCTTAGGTATGCAGGACAGGGCGCATTGGTTAAATTTATTGCACCGGGCAGTTTATCTCCAACAGATCCTCGTTACAATTCAAGTAAAAATTATTTTAAACCTAACGGAACATTGGTAAAAAATTCCAGTAGTAATACTGTAGAATATCTGTGGGTTAAAATTAATCAGGTAATTGGTGATGGTTCTAATACCGGGCAAGGTGCTCTAGACACAGGAACAGGTCCAGTTATCATTAGTAATATTGTTGACTCTGGTGCTATTCCTTATGAAATAATTCCGAGATTCGTTAACGTCTTTACATATACATTTGAAAATGATCTAGTAAATCTTTGCCTAAATCAAAGAAATTTTGGTTTATCATTCAATCAACTTACAAGAGCTTGGAATGTTATATTAGATACAAATATTGATTTAATCAGTCCATTTAGTTTATCTTTCCAAGGTAACAAAGATAATGCAAATAAAGATGCCAGCTGGATCGTAGCTTTTACTTGGACAGGAAAAAGTTACAAGGTTAGATATCGTCTAACAGATTATATTTTTGAAAGTCAGCAAGAAACTGCTTTCTTTATCGATAACAACGATTTAAATTATGATTATGTTTCTAATACATTAATCAAAGATCAGATCAATGTGTTATCTATTAACTCTTTGAATACTTCAGTTAGCCAAGGTCTCGACAAAGACTATCAATGGCAAATTGACGGATCAGTTGTGGAAACAGATGGTTATGTAGAACCTAAAAAAGTTAAAGTTAGTTTCTATGACTATAATAGTTCAGGACAAATAACTGATCCTGATACATTTAATAAAATTGTTCAACCCTCTACAATTAATCCTGTAACCGGATTTAATGATAAATTTGTTTACTTCAAAAAATCTGCAGACGGTCAAAGGTATTCGTTAGTTGATAAAGAAATGTTCACAGCATTTCCAACTCCTGCCGATGTTACAGGTACTCCTAATAATGGAGACCTTTATTATTTTTATGATCCAAAATATAATGTTGTAAACAGCTATTCTTCAGCGATGGCCGATACATCTAACCCTTGGATTTATGAGCCTGATTATTTTGCCTACGCTGGTAGAGATTCATTAAAATTCCAATATGTACATAACAGCGGAGAAGACCGTAGAATTGATCCTAGCAAGAGCAACATCATCGACGTATATCTTTTAACATCTGATTATGATACAGCTTATAGATCTTGGTTATTAACAAGTACAGGAACAGAGCCATTACCGCCTACCAGTTCAGGTCTAGAGCAAAATTATGCAACCAGTTTAGAGCCTATTAAAACTATCAGCGATGAAATTATTTTTCAGCCTGTAAAATATAAAGTTTTATTTGGTAGCAAAGCAACAACTAATCTACAGGCGACATTTAAGGCAGTTAGAAATCCATCAAGGCCGACTAGCGATAATGATTTGAAGAGTAGAATTTTGATGGCAATTGAAGAATTTTTTAGTTTGCAAAACTGGGATTTTGGTCAAAGTTTTTATTTTAGTGAGTTATCGACTTATGTAATGAATATGATGTCTCCGGACATCACAAACTTTATCATAGTGCCGAATTCATCAAATAATTTTGGTAGTTTATACGAGGTGTCTTGTTTGAGTAATGAAATTTTTATCAACGGTGCAACAGCAGGCAACATTGAAATTATTGATGCTATTACAGCATCACAATTAAAAGCATCGACTTCAACTGTAGTCACTACCAGTAGCAGTTAATTATGACAGAAAACATTAAATCAGTAAATTTACTTCCAGAATTTTTAAGATCAACTAAAAATTCTAAATTCCTTGCCACTACTATTGATCAGTTTATACAAAAACCTCAATTGGAACGCATTGATGGTTATGTTGGATCTACAAATACTCCAAATTATAATACAGCTACTGACATTTATATATCTGAGTCGTTGCCTCTGCGTCGAGATTATCAATTAGATCCTGCGTTGGTTGTAAAAGATGCATCTGGAAATGTTAATGATGTAGTTGCACTAGATGATCTAATTAACGAAATTTCTAGACAAGGCGGCCTTACAGACAACCTTGATAGATTGTTTAGAACAAAATTTTATTCTTACAACCCTCACATTGATTGGGACAAGTTAATTAACTATCAACAGTATTACTGGATGCCAACAGGACCAGAAACTGTAGATGTTGACGGTATAGTTGAATTAGCAATAAACATAGACCTTGAAATTTTAGGACAGAAATCTTATACATCACCGAGCGGAGTGATCTTCTCTAATGGAATGAAAATAAGATTTGGAAAAAATGTAATTCCTGCATCTTATGCAGATAAAGAATATTTCATCGAGGGTGTTGGTACCAGTATTACACTAACTGATTATACATCATTAGTCGGGTCGGAAGTTATTGCAAATACATTTAATGAAAACTTTGATGCAACACCTTTCGATGATTATCCCTTTGATACATTTAAAAAATTACCCTTAGTTCCTGAATATGTTACAATCAATCGTGCCAGTATAGATTTAAATCCTTGGTCTAGATATAATCGTTGGGTACACAAAGATGTTATACTTGCTAGTGCATCTTACACTGGACAAAATATTTCATTACCTGCAGATATGCAGGCCAAGAGACCTATTATAGAATTTGTTGCAAATCTAAAACTTTATAATTTTGGATCTACTGGAATTTCTAATGTTGATTTTGTAGATACTGAAACTACTGATGCATTTAGTTTGGTTGAAGGATCTGCAGGACACCACGTAGACGGTACATTATTGGAGCAAGGACATCGTGTAATATTCACCGCAGATACTGATAGTACAGTTCGAGGAAATATATATGAAGTTAGCTATATTACTCTAGCAAACAAACTTCGATTAACTCTTAAATTAGTAGCATCTCCGGAAAATGGGGCAGTTACCGCAGTCAATCACGGTAAGACATATGCTGGAACAAGTTGGTGGTTTAACGGAGATGCTTGGAAATATGCTCAACAACATAAAACATTGAACCAAGCACCATTGTTTGATCTGTTTGATGAAACCGGATATAGTTATAGTGATCCAACATATTACACAACTAATTTTAAAGGTAATAAAATATTTGGATACGAGGATGGAACAATTTATGATTCTGTTCTAGGACTAAATTTAAAATATAGAAACAGTGTTGGTATAGGTAGTTATTTGTTTAAAAACTATTTTATGACTGATTCTATTTCTATCACTCAAAACAATCAAATTACCAGTGTCGTTTCAACTGGTGTAACTTTCTGTAAGATAAACGATAGCTTTAACAATGTATGGGTAGACACTGACGAATATCCTATTCCGGTTCTTACTTCTCAACTAACAACAGTTACCTCTGAAATATCTTATTATGATACTCCGTTAGGACTTAGCAACAATCCTTTAAATGGTCCAATAACTGATTTTACTTTAAGTGAAATAAGCGACCACGTGAGTTCTATGGTCAGTAGGTCTAAAGAATTTGCAGGTAGCTTTCCTGGAAATAATAATTTAAGAGATATATCAAATATTTCTAACCTTGGTACTAGATTTATTACCAACGTTAATCCTATGGCTTTTGCACATTTCTTTATAGGCAAGCAAGAGCATAATGTTGTTGATGCATTAACAAAAGCCGCAGATCAATATAATGATTTCAAGATGGCTTTCTTGAAAAAAATATCCGATATGAATATACAGGACGATCCGGTGATCGCTGTTGATCTAGCACTTAAAGAAATCAATGCTGATAAGAGTTTGTTATCTCCGTATTATCTATCAGATATGGTTGCATACGGAACTGATAAGATTGTTAGAACTTGGACAATCACAGATTCTAGAAATAAAACATATCCTATCACTACAGATTTTTATCCTACCGACTCTGCTTGGAATTTGTCTCATAGGTCAGTATTGGTATATCTAAATGGAAAACAACTATCTTATAATCACGATTATGATTTTGTAAAAAATGATGCGTTAGTAGAATTATTAATACCAGTCAAGCCAGGCGATGTACTAGTAATAAATGATTATGCAGATACCCGTGGGAATTTTATTCCTCCGACTCCTACTAAATTAGGGATGTATCCTAAATCTTTACCGTTTATCTACACAGACGGATCGTTTGCATCTGGTCCAAAAAATGTTATAAGAGGGCACGACGGTAGTAGATTAATAGCATACAACGATTACAGAGATACCATAATTTTAGAACTTGAAAAACGAATCTATAATAATATTAAGGCAGAATATAATCCTGAATTATTCGATATTAATTCAGTATTACCAGGTGCCTGGAGAGATACAGGTTATTCTCGAGAAG